CCCGGGATTGCCAGAGCTCCCCCTGGTGCGACGATACCTATTGCCCGAGGAGAACCATGTCTGGTTAAAGCGTGACTTTAGCAGCCAAGAGGTTCGCATTGCAGCACACTACGAAGATGGTGCCCTGCTTGAAGCATACATCGCCAACCCCAGCCTAGACCCACATGAACTTGCCAGGCAAATCATACTGGCACAGAGCTCACTGGAGCTAGCGAGGAAGCATGTCAAAATTACTGCGTTCCGTATTATATACGGAAGTGGCGTTCCCGGCCTGGCTAGTGGTCTTGGGGTGGATCTTGCTGCTGCTAGCCGCACTCTGGACGCCTATTTTCGGGCCTTCCCAGGAATTAAAGAGCTCAGCACAGCCACTAAACGAAGAGGCAAAATGGGCCGTCCAATCAGGACGTGGGGTGGACGTGTATACTACACTGAACCTCCCAAACTCATCAAGGGCCGTATGCGTTCGTTTGAGTACAAGCTGCTTAACTATCTTATCCAAGGTGGCGCTGCCGACCAGACCAAACAGGCTATCATCGAGTGGGATGCAATGCGGCGAACAGACACCGTCTTTATGGCTACGGTGCACGATGAGATAAACATTAGTGCCCCGCTGGTAGGCTGGAAACTAGACATGGAAGACCTACAGCGTGTAATGGATGCTGGCCGCTTTGACTGCCCCTTCCAGAGCGAAGGCTTTATTGGAAACAACTGGTTTGATCTGGAGAAATGCAAATGAGTAGATGGTCCTACAGTAAGGTCAGCACATACGAACGATGCCCTAAGAAAAAGAACTACAAGTATGACGAACATGCTGTGGGCATAGCGACTGAAAATACAGCAGCGATAAGAGGAAACGCCCTGCATAAGGACTTAGAGCTACACGTAGAAAAGTCATTGCTTGAAGTACCAGAGTGGATGCGTCCACATCAACCCCACCTAGAAAAGTTTTCTTCAGGGCATAAAGAACAGAAAATTACCCTCGACGAAGACTGGGAGTCTGTGCCAGACGGTGATGAAAATATGATATGCATCATTGACTTACTGCATATTGATGAGCCATACGGCACCGTCATAGACTATAAGTCTGGCAAACGGTACCCCGGTCATTCAGAGCAGATAGAACTATACTGTGCAGCGGCTCTGTGCGCCCTCCCAGAGTTGGAACGGTTAGAAGGTCGGTGCTACTACCTCGACGAAAAGGCTGGGTCGTGGAGCAAGCCTATGTTTATAACTCGTGAACAAGTAGCTTCCATTAAAGCACGGTGGGACAGCCGTGTACTTATGATGGAAATAGACACAGAAAATGCACCGCGTCCAGGATACTATTGTAAGTGGTGTGAGTATCGTAATTCAGGAGGGGGGCCATGTCGTTTCGGTTAGAAACAACTATAGAAAACAAATACGTGAAAATGGCTACGGCCATCGGGTGCATGTGCATCAAGCTCAATGTAATGGGACACAAGGCCCGCCCTGATAGGTTGGTCGTCCTACCTGTCGGTGGTACCATATTTATAGAGTTTAAGGCATTGGGAAAAGAACTCTATGCCCTACAGGCATATCATCAACGTGAGCTACATAAACGTCGGCAAATAGTGGAAACATTTAACAATGAACACAACGCCCTCCTCTTCACCCAGGCAGTCATGGGTGCCGCATCCATTTCAGGAGGAGGGGGCACGTCGTATGCTGACCCAAGCCTGTTTGGGCCTGCTTATGGATCCGGGCCTCGGGAAAACATCTACGATGCTTACGGTGTTGAAACTCCTGAAGAGCTCAGGCATCAACAAGAAGCTGCTGGTGATAGCACCCCTCAGGGTTTGCTACTCAGTCTGGCCCAAAGAGGTGCAAAAGTGGACCAACTTCTCAGAGTTGACCTGGACTATTATCCATGGGAAGGACAAGGCGGACCGCCTGTTAGACGATGCTGATATCTACCTAATAAATCCAGAGGCTGTGCCCTGGTTGTTCAACTACGTGCGTAAGAAGAAAGGGTGGGCAAGTGACACAAAGAAGCTGGACTTATTCAATCCAGACATACTCTGCGTTGATGAGAGCACTAAATTCAAGAATGGACAAAGCATCCGTTCCAAGGTGCTACGAAAGAACGTCGGTTATTTCAAGCGCCGTTACATACTCACCGGAACCATTGCGCCTAATGGCCTCATGGACCTGTTTGGGCAAATATACATCTTGGACGAAGGCTTGTCGCTTGGTAGGTACATCAGCCACTACCGGACAAAATACTTTTATCCCTCAGGATATGGAGGTTATACTTGGACTCCTAAGGACGACGCAATGGTGCGTGTCCAAGAAGCCATAGACCCCTATGTACTTCGTATTAAAGACAGTGACTGGTTGGAAATGCCAGAGCTCATTACGAATGACATAAAGGTTCGGCTGCCACGTGAAGCTATGTATATCTACAAGCAAATGGAACAAGAGTTCTTTGCTATATACAACAGCGAGCCTCTGGTTGCTTTGAATAAGGCAGGCTCTGGAATAAAGTGCAGGCAGATAGCGAACGGTGGCATATACGGAGCTGAAATAGACTACCGGCCCCAGCGCGAAATACACTACTTGCACGAAGCTAAGCTAGACGCCATCAAAGATTTAATAGAAGAGATTGGCGCACCCGCCCTGGTAATCTACGAATTTGACCATGACCGGCAACGGCTAGAGAAAGAGTTCAACGCACCAGCCATAGGAGGGGGGACAAGTGTCCAGAAAAGCGACGCATATATTCGGGCCTTTGCGAATGGAGAGATACCAGTCCTTATCGGGCACCCAGCGAGCATGGGCCATGGAATTGATGGGTTACAGGATAACTGTTGCCACATCATCTTTTATGGTATCACGTGGAATTTGGAATACTACATACAAACTATCCGTAGAGTATGGCGTCAAGGAAATACTGCCGCCCATGTTATCGTTCATCGTATCATTGCGGAAGGCACGCTTGACGAAGTAGTAGTTGAGACTCTGTACGCAAAAGACGCCACCCAGGAAACTCTGTTGGCCGGACTTGACACGTATGTTAAAAAGACCGCTTGCACCTGAAGAGTCAATGTGGTATACTCGTAGAGCCACCTGGCAAACTCAACTGAAGGAGAGGCACAATGCCCGAAGCATCCCGAGCTACCAAAGACCCAAGCACCGCCGAAGAGGGTGCGAAAGAACGCAAGCAGCGAGGCTCCCCCAACTTCCCGTTGGACGGCAAGCTCACTGTCCGTGTGGACGCCAACCCCAAGAGGGTCGGTTCCAAGGCCCATGCACGGTTCGCCCTCTACAAGACCGGCGACACCGTGGAAGCTTTCATGAAGAAGGGCGGCACCTACAGCACCCTGAAGTGGGACACGGAGCATGGTTTCGTTGCTATCAACGAGACCAAGGAGCAGCGAGCGGCTTACGATGCCGACCAGAAGGCCAAGGGCGAAGCCAAAGCTGCGAAAGCCAAGGCCAGCGCCGAAAAGAAAGCTGCTACCGACGCCAAGAAAAAGGCAGAAGCCGCCAAGACAGAAGGCGGCACTCGCGCAAGCGCGTAACACCTCCCTGTTTCGTGCTTGCTTTCCCGCCCCCATCTGGGGGCGGGGTTATTTTCGAGGTGACCTATGCGAATATTTATTCCGACCTATGGGCGTTCGGGACAGCAGACTACGTTTGCAGTCTTTAATGACTACTTGCTTTCTAAGTACATGCCGACTCTAATTGTGCAGCACCGTGAATCCACACTGTACTCACGCTACCCACACATCGTCCTGCCTGCTGGTATTGAAACTATATCGCCCACGCGCCAGTGGATACTGGACAATTTTGACGGCAACGTGTTAATGCTGGATGATGACCTGCTATTCTACAGGCGTAGGCAGGATGACCGTACAAAGTTTCGTAAGCTAGACTATGAGGACTTAACGTATATGTTCTCTTGTTTAGAAGACCTGTTAGTACACTTCGTGCATGTGGGGATGATGGGGCGCGAGGGTGGGAACCGTTACACCGCACCGACTAAAGAAGTGGGGCGCATGATTAGAGTGCTGGGATATCAAACCGCTGTGTTGAAAAACCACAGCCTGAAGTTTACAGACATCCCACTTATGCAGGACCACCACATGAACCTCAGCTTACTGAAGCTCGGCTACCCCAACTGCATCCTAAGTGAGTTTGTTAACAACCAGAAAGGCGGTAGCGATGCTCCTGGTGGATGCAGTCACTTCCGTACTCCTGAGTTACTGGCTGAAGCAGCGTACCGATTAGAAGAACTGCACAGGCCGTTCGTTAAGGCTGTGGAAAAAGATACTAAGACTGCCTGGGGCGGGGGAACCCGTATTGATACTCGCATACAGTGGAAGAAAGCGTATGAACACGGCAGAGCAACGAATAGCACACTGGATTAATCACCGCTGGAGTATATTCGTAAAGAAAGGGGAGGGTGCGCCTAGACCCTGGACTACTGACCGCATACTACAGGACTTCAGGTTCTGTAACGTACACCGTGAAAACGACAAGGTCACTAGGTGGATAGCTGAGCACTGGCGTGACCACAATGCCAGGCACGAAAATCTTGTGCCGGCGATGGTGCTGGCTAGGATATTTAATCTGCCTGAGCACCTAGCTGAGCTTCAGCCTTTTATAAGCTGGGACTTAGATGACATGTGCCGTGTGTCTAAAGAACGCAGGGCACGGGGTGAAAAGTGTTTCAACGGCGCGTACCTCATCACCACCTGCGGTGTTAAGATGGATAAGATTGACTACGTGTACCGTGTGGTGAATGATGCTCACAATATGTGCATCAAGCCTGACCTTCACAGTACTCTAGAGGGCATACACCGCTGGCTCACACAAGTCAAGGGGCTGGGTACCTTCCTTGCGGCACAGATCGTAGCTGACCTTAAGAATGCACCTGGGCACCCGCTTCAAATGGCCCCAGACCATTCCACCTGGGCTGCCCCTGGCCCTGGTAGCCTACGGGGCCTCGCACGGCTCGAGAAGGGCCACAGGCCGTCTAAGAAGCAATTCTTAGGGGTGTGCCAGGCTGCACACAAGCGGGTTGTCCCCTTGCTGGACGACATGCCTGATATAGACATGCAGGACTTTCAAAACTGTTTGTGTGAATTTGACAAATGGGAGCGAACATACTTTGGAGAATCAAAACCAAAGCAACGATACGACGGAAGGCACCCTGACAGTACGAACCCAGTACCATGACGGCAGAGTAATGGTCGTATTAAATGTACCTGACGGCCCGCCCACCTGGATACAGATCTTTAGCTGCATAGAGGATGCCGAAGTATTTTGTGAGGACCACAACCTGGAGTTTATAGATAATGTCAGCGCACACGATAACTCGTCTGAATGTTAACAAGTGCTACGAGGATGGTCTGTGGTGGTTGAAAACTGCTGGCGAGATGCAAAACAGTAGGAACGGCAGAGTTATAGTCGCACCAGGGCCAGTACTCAACTGCTACCACAATCCACGTGAGCGTGTGCTGTTCAGCGAGGTACGTGACGCCAACCCCTACTTCCATTTCTTTGAGGCCATGTGGATGCTCGCCGGCAGGGAGGACTTAGCGTACATGGAGGACTTGCTCCCCCGTATGGCTGACTATAGCGATGATGGCAAGCGGCTTCAAGGAGCTTACGGGTACAGATGGAGGCGTACCTGGGAATTTGACCAGCTATTTTCTGTCATAAGGTTGTTAGAAAAGGACCCTGAAAGTAGACGTGCAGTCATACAGATGTGGGAACCAGCAACTGACCTAGGCAGCATCGGAGTTGACATCCCTTGCAACACTCAGCTCTATGTTAACATTCGAGGTGACTATGTTGACATGACTATAACTTGTCGGAGCAACGACGCAATCTGGGGATGTTACGGGGCCAATGTCGTACACTTCAGTTTTTTGCAGGAGTTCTTAGCCTGTGCATTGAGAAAGATGGTGGGCAAGCTGTATCAATTCAGCAATAACTTCCACGTGTACCCGGACATGCCACGGTTCGAGGAATTGTATGCCAACCCCTCTTCTACGAATTACTATCTTGGCGAGGGTATGTCGCCTGGCCCCCTCTTATTCCAAGGTGATTATCAAACCTTTCTAATAGAGCTTGAAGACTGGCTAGACAACCCAGTAATGAGCGCTGGCTATCCATTTTTATCAGGTGTAGCATACCCTATGTGGCTTAGTTTCATAAACCACAAAGAGGGCGAAAGGACTGGTGCCCTGGAATGGGCGGAACAAATTGACGCTCCAGATTGGCGCACAGCTTGTATCGCCTGGCTAACACGAAGGTATAACAAATGAGTGAAGCCAATAAGACGCAGGTAGGGGGTGGTCATTACAAAGGCCAGCCGATTGAGCATTGGGACTTTGTACTGATGCACAACATACCCTACATGGAAGCACAGATAATCAAGTACGCTATGCGCTGGCGTAGTAAGGGGGGACTTGACGACCTAAGGAAAGCGCGGCACTTCATTGACAAGCTAATTGAAGTGGAGCTAACCCAGGAAGTAGACGCAGCTAGGACGCCGCAAGCTACTCTAGAGGAGACACGGGCTGCTATACAAGGCAGCGAAGAAGATGTTAACACGTACATGAACCCCGACAGCGGGGTACCACGAGGCAAAGGTTACGTCAACCAGGACTGAGGTGCAACATGAACACAAAGGTAGCAGTGACAATAGCTTTTCTGGCAGGGGGTATACTCACCCACCTGTACCACGAAGAACAACCCAAGGTCAGCCCAGCCACTCGGCAATACATCAAGTGGCTGGACAGTGAAGTAACTCGTGCAAACCAGTGGAAAGATGTAGTTGAGGATATGGTGCGCGAGGTGGAATGTATCCCACTGGTAGGCGGAAAGGAAAACCGCAGGTACAACAGACATGAGGACCCGATGAGTACAGTTAACGACCCGTTCAGGTACTGGTACTCATAAGAATTGTCCCCTAGTGTGTCGGGGAAAGGAGCGGTTGGTTGCACTCTCGCTCCTACCTTTGTGGCGGAGTTTCCGGACCCGTAAAGACACTCATCCGGTTTAACCAATGAAACAATGGCAAAAAGAAAAGCTGCACACCCTTCTTGACCTAGGTATCCACCTCAATCGTAACGCATGGATGGCAGGGGCAGTTGGGGCAGTTCATATCCTAGTTGGTACATGGCTTGAAAGTATTTGGGCGATGTATGCCGGAGGGATACTCCTAGCTATTGCTATGGTCATGATGCTTTCAACAGATATAATCCTTTGTTACGTCAAATGGAGAAAGAAAAGGTGGAAGTAAAACCATGAACACTATTCAAGGACCTTGTGTAGTGAATGATGAGTATTGTTTTATATTCATTCCCAAGTGTGCATCTATGAGCCTAACCCACGCAATCGTATTAGCAGGAGGAAGGCACGCCAACTTTAAGAAGGAACCAGAACTTCTTAATTTAACTGTGGCGACTATACTTCGCGACCCTATAGAAAAATTCAAGTCTGCCTACAATTATTCAGGTTGGTTGACAGACACAAACATTAACGATGTTCCACACCCTATGGAATGTATAGGTCTACAGGACGGCCACTTTGCTAGACAGGCTTGGTTCCTAGAAGGCGTGCGCCCTGACATTTATGGTGACCTAAGTGCGGAAAACGGTATGGAAAAATTTACCAAGAAAATCAACCTACCTTATCCCCTACCCTGGGAAAACCCCGCAGGCCCAGACAGGTTTGAACAACACCGCACTCCAGAATTAGAAAAGGCAATCATAGATTACTACGCAGAAGATTATTTGCTACGTAGCCTGAGGCTGTAACCCGTTGTATTGCTTAGGAATTATAGGTGGGACGGCCTGTACGCCACCAGACCATTCCATTATGGTACCCCTACCCTAGCCATAGGGTGCCCAAATCAAAACAGTCTCGAACAAGCTGACGGCTCTGTTATGCTACTTTTTGCCTGTCTGGGCCATCCTACTCCCAAACCACCACAAGACTGAGGAAGTCGCCAGGTATAAGACAGTAGCCACTATCTGTTCCTGCATACCAGGGTTCTGTGGCCCATGTAGAAAGTAGATTGTGCCCATGAGGACTACCAGGCACAGGGTCAAGAGGGGGCGCATCAACCCGCGCACCACATCAACAAAGACTATCCAGCTACTGTCCCCTGTACTCCATCGCTGCCCTGCCTCACGATAGCTGGCTTCGAGACCGGCCCACGCTGCCTGTGCCTCCTTCCCCTCCTGCTTTTTCTCTTCGATCTTGAGAGCAACTTCGGCTTCCTTATCCATGTGCTTGAGTTCCATGTCCATGACCTTGAGTTCATGGCTTTGCTCCTGCTTGTTGGTGAAGAACTTCATCACCCCGCTGAGTGCGGTGCCAATCAAGCCAGTGGCTCCGCCCGTAAGCAGTCCCAATAAGATATCCATTACACTACCTCCAACAAGAATGGCCGCTTGTTCAGATGCTTAAACAGTCGACGAGTGGTGGCTCGGCTTGTGAGTACCGCCGGAAATCCATGAAGCTCACCGATACTCGAGCCTGGTAGCAGGCACCCCCGCGTATGACGAGGGATGTTACCGGGGTGTATCAAGATGTGGCTCCTAGCTGGTACTCTAGAAACGAGGTAGACCCAGCCGTACTTAGGTGAGCGATGCCAGTGGCACTCGTATTCACCAGGTGGTATGCAGGATAGATTTGGTTTGTTATCTTTCCAAGGGGGCTCAAGTACGTAGGCGCGAAAACCTTGCGCGACCAGTGCCCCCAGGCTGCACCGGTCATTTTGAAGGAACCTAGTTAGCTTTGCTTTCAACTCTCTTCAACACTACGCTTTGTCTACGTAAGAGTACATCAAGTTGACGTTGCAGTTGCTTCAGTATAGTGGCGTCGTTAGCGTACCCTTTCCCATTAAGAATACGACCTTCTATTACATCCATCTTGTGCGTGACTTGGTAGATGGCAAAGTCAACATCTTCCACCTGCGCCTGAAGCTGTATACTGTCCAGACGCTGGCCTATTTTCTCTGCTTCACCAGCTATGGCTCCTGTAACAGCGAACCATGCGCCGAAGGCTAGGCCAATAATCACACCTATAGCAGTGAGAGCTGAGGCTGTACCATTCCACTTCATTTATTGAATACGCCCAAGTCTTTTTCGTACTCTTCCATGAAATCTTCAAACTCCTGAGCACGCTGAGCAGGAGTCTTAAAGTTGGGATCGTCTGGATTTTGTACAGATAAGCTCATATCTTCTGGGTTTTCACGAAGTAAACGAGCTTGCCATTTCTGGCGTGCTTCGTATTGCTCGTTCTGTGCTGCTGTACTAAATCCTCGATACGCTAAACGTCCCGCCTTACCAGGAACCTTCTGATATTCAGCTGCGGTGGGGTCACCTCCAAGGTCACCATGTGGGTCCCAGTAGTCTCTCCAATCAGCCATTATACTGCCTTGATTGCTATAACTGTGTAGACATTGATGGGGCGGGTCTCAACTCCAGTGCCACCCCCGACTGCTGGACCAGTAGGCTTCATTACTCCGTTGAAACCTCCACCACCAGACAACCCTCCACCTCCCACGACACCCAGATACAGATGAGTGTGGGCGCCGATAGCAGTAGCAAGAACATCTTGAGCCTGCCTTGTACCGGGATTGTCACCCGTAGTGCCGTCGCCTCGGTTGGTACGAACCCCAGCCTGCGGGTCAACTCCTGCGCCCTGGTCCTGCATACGCAGGAAGTTACCCCGATAGTCAGGCACGTTGAAGTTAAGCCCCGCTCCACCGTAGGTATATCCCAGATAAGCGTGAAGGGCGGGATAATCGGCAACGAGAAAGCTCGTGCCGTCGCAGACTAACCATTCCACTCCCACGCTAGGGGGCGCGAGGGGCCAGTGCATGATGGCACCAACGGGAACATTGCCGGTGTTGTCAGGAGTTTGTCCTCCACCTCCGCCACCACCAGGGCCACCGATGAAGTTGCCATCCTTATCAATGGCAGACATGACAGCACCAGCTTCATCACGCCACTCGTGCATGTTTTCTGCTTGACCAATGACTCGGCGTCTGCTGCCTACTGTGGTGAAGTTCTCAGCCGTAGAGGTTTCTACATCAAAGGCAGGTATTTGAGTACCGTCGCCTTGCAACACCTCCAGCCTAAGCTTATCAACAATGGAGTCACGACCGAAACGCCAGCGAGCAAAGTAATCAGGATCAGGTACGCTGCTGATGATATCGTATTGAACATCAACAAAAGCGCCGGTATCATCGTCAGTAAATTTGGTGAACTTAGATGTAAACTCTGAGTTCTCCATGAGCAAGCGTTGCGCGAAAACATCGGGGGCATCACCATAGATAGCGATGTTGCCCTTGTTGTCTACGTATCCCAGAACTAACCCTGTGGAGTCCCACCACTCTTGCAAGTTGACAGTCTGCCCTAGGTCACCCTGCACAATAAGCTGGACAATATCGTCCTGCCCAATAATGTGGAGGTTGCCTTTCATGGCGGTGTCACCATTGACGTCAGCGTCACCATTAACAGTGAGCTTTCCAGCAATAGCGACTGCATCAGCTAGCAGAATACCAGCAGACTCAGTAACCTGTATCTTGCCAACACCCTTGACCGTTAGCCACCACTCACCATCGCTGTTACGGTACAATCCGCTACCTGTTTCGCCGATAAACCGTAGCCCTGGATTGGGTTGGGAGCCGTCGACTATGCCGAGAGCAGCCCGCATAGACCCCTTACCGTCGCGACTTAGGGAGTCTTCAATTTCTGCACCTAAGTCCTCCATGGTTGGGTTAGCCCAGCCATCGGACTCAATGAGGGTATCAGCAATTACTGGATTCCCTACGGGCAGAATATACTGACCTGCTGCGTTACGTGGCATGACTAATCCTCTGTATCATGTAACAGTGCTGTCGCCGTACCTATCTTTGGCTCCACCACTGTTTCCATTATCTGTTTAGCACGCTCTTGCATGGGATTCAAACCAAACAATGCCCGAGCACCTGCGCGTCTAGACCCTGCCATGCTCGTCACCAAAGCTGGCCCTGCCATGAGGGGAGCGTATGCTAGACCACCAGCACCGAGACCGACACCGCCCAGAGCACGGAACCACCTGGGGTCTTGGCCTGGCCCCATCGTTTGAAACGCTGGGTCTATAATGTCTTGCCCACCACCGTATCCCCGAATACGGTTGCGCTGACTGGTGCGTTTGCGGACTGCCTTTTCCAGATTACGTACAGGTATCTCCGGCTCATCTCTGGCACGTTGGAACCCGCGTGCGTCCTCTAAGAGCATCTTGGCCCCGTAGGCTTTATTCGTATCGCGCAGAGCTTTGGCACCCGCAGCGTCAAGGCGTGACTCAAACAGCCCATTGATATGTGTGTCAATTTGGCCGTATATTTCTTTCATACCTTTAGCGTTGTCAGACAAAGATTCACGCTGGCTAAGTTCGCGTATCTCTGAGCGTACCTTGTTCTGAAAATCTTTTAGTTGGCGGGCGGTCATGCCGCTGGCTTGATAATCGTCAAGCAAATCGTATATTCTTTTTTCGTAGTTGCCTTTAACAGCTTTGTCTACCATCGGTCCTTTGTTAGCCAGAGAATCCAACACGCCAATTTCAATATCGTCGTACTTATACTTCCCTTTAATGCCTTTCAGAGCATCATCGTACGCACTATCGAATATGGTATCCATTTCCTTAAAGTACGTGTCAGTACCTGGCTGGCTGCTAGGAGTATCAAAGCCAGGGGGAATGGCCCGCTTGGCGAGCGCTTCGGCAACTTCGTTTTCTGCACGCTCACGTCCACCCTTGAGGCCAGGCAGAATGTCCTGTAGGTTTTCCTCAATATTCTTAACCAGCTTGGCGAATGGTCTGAAGCCGCTAGTTTCCACGCCCTGGCCCAGAGTAGTCTGCACCCCTTCGTCCGCAAGTATTTCAGCAGCCTCGTTACGTTCAAACATTCCAGTCAATGCTTTGCGGCCAGCTTGAACACCCGTACTAATAGCCATTGGAAGAGCGGCCCCTAAAGCAACATTTGCTTCACGGCTCATATAATCACCTTCCAGTACAGGCTGGGCACCACCTTCCGCACCACCGACTACACCCGCAGCACCAGCTTTCGACATCCAACGTGGCAGAGCAGAGGCTGCTTTAGTGACCATTGCTTCTGCTGCACCGAGGGGAACAGCCAAGGCACCGACGTTACCAACGATGTCACCAGCCGTGCCAGCGTTAATGAAGTCTCCCTCACCTGCACCCATGCCTGCGCCTGCACTCATGGCACGCCTGGCTTCTACTTCAGCTTCGTCCCGAGGAGACAAGCCTACAGTGAGTTGCTTGAGGCCAGAGCCAATGTCCATGACACCCTTACCGAGCATGACGTCCATGCGCTCATTGTAATCCGCCTCGTTATACCCACCACCAAGATCTAACCCGGTAGCATGGCCCAGAGATTTACGAAGGTCGGCTACACCGCGCTCTTCCATAACCTTATTCACAGCCTCTGGCAACCCAGCCTTACCGACAGTCACTGGCCCCCTACGGCCGAACATATCTGACATGCCCTGTACGTCTGCAAGTGTGCGGCCCTGGCCTATGTCCAGAGGGGCTTGCGGCTGCACAGGAGCGCTCAGAGCGCGGTCGCCAGCCGTGGGGGTAGGGGTGCCCCCACCTGCCACGCCAGAGCGTCTAGTGGCTTCTCGAACAAGCCTGCGGCGGTTTGCTTCGGCGATTAATTTGTCAGCTTCAGAGGCCATGTTCTGCTGGATCTAACCCTGCGTCAATCATTTTTTGTCGGAGGTCATCGTCGGACATTTCTTCGTATCCTGGGGCTTCAGCCCCTCCTACAAGTAGATCTTCTGGAAAAGGCTCGTAGTAAAGATCTTTGTCAACCTTCCAATCTTTACCCAAGCTACTGCGAACCAAAGCTTCCACAGCCATAGGCGCTTTCCTGGAAATAGTGACGCCCGTAGCGTACTCGTCCAATACTTCTTTGAGGCGTTTAATGCGCCTCACAAAGTTGGCCCTATTCTTATCTGCCTTTTGGCCTATGTTAATTTCAGCCTGTTTCCACGACTGATTCTCACCTCTAGTCAACGTGGCACCAAACATTTCGTGTCGCTCTATTAACTCCACGAAACGCTTATAGTCTTCCCACCACGCAGCCCGTTCATCAGTTTCAGGGCTAGTAAACATGCCGAATTCTTGAGAAGCTAGGTTACCCAGACGCCCAAGGACTCCTGCTTCGGGCGTGACATAACTGTCCTTAAACCTACCTTGCAAATCTTCCATGAGGTTAATCATTTTATCGCCATCATTCAAAGAAGTCATCTCTGAATTACTTAGCGCCTTCGGCTGCTGCGTCTTGTGATGACGCATACGGTATCTATTTTCATCACGCTTTAGACGTGCCTTCGCCTTTTCAGTTTGCGAAACCATGCGTTGATTACGTAATTCAGCCAAATCCATGGCCTGCTGGCGCTTAAATTCAAGGTCAGCCACCTCATCCTTACGGTCACGGGTGTAATCTGATTCATCTTGCTGGCGCTCAAGGAGGGCGGCGTCCTTTGCCGCACCCGTTCTGGCAGCTTGAAGCACACCCTGACGTTGCTGAACATCACGAGAGGTAGCACGCTGCTGAAGAGCACCTCGCAAACCAGCGACCCGCTGCTGGCCTCCTTTGAACTGCTGCGCTTGTACCTGACTCGCCATGTTGGCCGTCTGTGGGTCGCCGGCAATCATGCCTGCCATCAAATTGATGTTAGGTTTGTTCGCAGCAGCAGCCATAGCGTCTATCTGCGCTATCTCGCCATCGTTCAACCCATAGGGATTTTGTGCTGTTTTATCAGCCATTAGACTTCATCCACGTCGCTTGACGGGGTGCCTTTTAGTGACTCCAAGTACCCAGACCGTAGCATGGACATCTCCTCACTAGCAGTCCTGCGCTCTTCTTTCTGCTCTTGCTCTTTCTTACGAGCCACGTATGCCTGCATGAGCTTGGCACCATGCTGAGCAATGCTAGCAGGAACATACACGCTCCCAACCATCTTACCCTGTGGCATGTCCATTGATCCTTGCCTAAGCTCATCAGCCATTGCTCCGGCTCGCTGACCTTGGCTGAAGCGCTCCTGTGCCTGAGGCATACCTGCCACAAGATTGGACGCCCCTGGCTGAAGACCTGGCGGTATACCCGCATTGATAGCCTGCCCCTGTCCAGGAAGGCCCAGACCACTCTGAGGGGCGGGTGGGACGCCTGGCATAGCACCGGGCATTCCGCCCGCGCCTGGTCCTGGTGGGATGGGTGGTCCACCCATTGGACGACCGCCCCCCATCTGTGGCGGAGGTGCAGGGGCGACACCCGTTGGTCCACCCTGCGCTCTGAGCGCTTGAACTTGCGCCAGCATTCTTGGATCAATGGGCATAGCCTAATCCTCTTATATTAACATGCTTGATGCCTTCTATCTCGAACACCAAGTCTGGTCGGGTGAGCTCCACCTCTTGCGCGATTGGCCCAACGAACCATTCGTCGTCAAATATGTACTGGAAGGCGTAGCATGGAATACCGTCGTCGTAGTAGCCGACATGCTCCAGGTTGCGCTTCATACGAATGTCGCACATACCCATGCTCATGGCGCTACCACCCATACTCATCAAACCACTGGTGAGTGCATCCTTACTTGCCTGTTCAGCATTAAAGATGTCCATCTCATAGCTAGTTTGATTCTGCATAGCTCCACTGTAGTCTGTGGTTTCTGCCCTGCCTGCTGCCTGGAACCCAGGCATCTGAGGGGCGGACACTTGCTGGCCGGTGAGCAGAGCATTCAACTCATTGAGCGGCGTCTGGCGCTGCTGTAGCATTTCAGCTATTTGCATCTGGCGCAAGTTGTTCGCATAGTTGGCGGCAGTTGTCTCCATTCCTAACTGACCTTGAGCTTCGCCCATGGAACCCTGCATCATCTGCAAGTCCTGGCGCATTTCTGCATCGCCCTGGGAACGCATGGCATTGTCCCACGCCCTCGTGCCTCGCTGAAGCCCCTGGTTGCTAAGTTGGGTTTCCAACCTGCTGCGGTCTTGTTCACGCTGTGGCGCATACAGACTCTGCATACGACCAAACGCTTGGTCACGCATTTGGTTGGGATCACCGGACAACCCTTGGTACTCCCCAAACTGGTCAAAGTTTGGGTCCTCCTGGTACCCGCCTTCAACACGCCCAAGCATGTTTTCAGCAAACCCACTACGAGCTGACTGTACACGAAGCTGCGCGTCCAAAGCCTCCTGTGATGTAGGATTGAGCTCAGATTGCAAGTTGGCAGTCGTGTACTGCTCCCCTGTTACGGGATCAGTAGTAGGGCTGTACGACCAAGACTCAGAACCAAACGGAGTATTGATGTCCGGCCGGTTGAAGTACATCTGCTGATTAGTAGCAACCCTACTTGATTCAGCAGTTGCCTCCGCTGCGCCTTTATAGTCAGGCGGTGGCGGCGGTGTGGCTTTCCCACCCATATCGCTCTCCTAGGCTGAGCCATTTTTTAACTCGCGGACTGCTCTTATGCAGCCGGAGCATAACTAAATCTTCACCAGAGGCCGCTCCGTCTGGTATGCGGGCGAACTCCTTAAACCCTAAATTAAGATCCATTTGCATGGCGTCTGTGTTGTTCTCCGGCACTACGCCTATCATCCATTCAAGACCAATTTGAACAAACGGATAGTGGAATGCAGTCCAGAGATGAGCTCTTTTCATCCAACGTCTGCCTGGTTCACCAGCTATGTGCATCTGGCAACATTGTCCATGAAAACCATTATACCCCGCGACGGCCTGTATTGCACCATCTTCGACCCAAGCAATAGCTTGGAAGTCTGCAGACCAACAAATGTTGGATTTACTAGCCAGGTAACTGAACAGTACATTTTTCGGCCCTGTGATAATCACATCAGGCCCCCTGTCTCAAATGACAATGTCCAGTGTGTGAATACTAGCCGCGCTGGCCCACGTACCGTCATGTATAGTGACAAGAATCTTCCAAGACATCCTGCGCCAGCCCATGCTTCATAAGTGTTGCCTGAACCAGACCAAAAGGCTTGGTCCCAGAAGTCAACATCCCACATTGCGCCGTCGTTAGGAGCAAAGAATGCAGGAGACCCCTGTAGGTTATCAAAGTCCCACTCATTATACATCTTTATCTGCACACCAGGGGCGGAACTAC